TACATCGTTGTCAGCATCACCTGCAAAGTAGTCAAGATCTAAACTGTTAAGAGTAGCTCCTGCTGCTTGTGCAACGTTAGCACCAATTTGCATGTCAAAACCAGCTGTATCAAAAGCTTCGTTAACAACAAATCTAATATCGTTAATTCTAGAAAATTTAGGAATTACAATATTGTTTGCTAAGTTTTTACCAGATGTTGTTGATGATTGACCTAGTGGGTATTCGTTAAATAACGATCTGCAGACAACTGAAATTAATCCAGTTTCAATTACACCAACTTCTAAAGTTCCTACAGTTCCAGCACCACTTACTTCGATTCTAGTTACTGTTTTAAAAGTTTTAGTTGAAGTTGCAACACCGGCGTTAGCCATTGTTAAAGCTTCAGTCTGCGCATTATCTAAAACATCTGTTCCAGTGATTGTTGCAGTTAATGCAGAGTCATTACCACCAGATGTTAAAGTTATTACAGATGCAGCTTCAAAACCACCATCAGAAGTTATTCCAGGTACGTTTGCAGTTGTGTCTAAAAATGTAACATCAGTTGTTCCAGCTCCATTAGAACCAGTGATAGCTAGTTTGTTAGCATCAGTTGTTACAGTAAAGTTACTGTGATTGACAGGAAAAGAAGCGTGACACTCTACAAATGCAACGTTTCTTACATTGTCAGAGATAACTGATCCTGTGTTTGTTTGAATCCGTCCAACGTTAATTGGTCCAGAAAAGTTAGTTCTTGCCATAATTATATCCTCCAAGTTTAGATCATACAGTCTCTTGGCCGTCGACTATACGCGTCTGCATGAAATATTGTTAATAATTTGTATAGTATGGTTTTTATACAACAGTTTTTGGTAGAGCGCAAGAGGGCCTGCAATGTGGATTGGATTTTCCAACGATGTAGCTTTTTATTAAGTAGCTACAGAAACTTGTGGTGCAGAACCTTCGATCTTATTTTGCAAATGCTCTTTTTTAGCTTCTGCAATTTTAATATGGCTAATTACTTCTCTGACTTTTCTGTCAATCTTAACCATATCGAGAGTATACCTACCCTCTTTAAGATGCTCCTGCTCCCATTCGAGATCCAGACCTCTTTTCTTCGTGTAAAGGTCCTCTAGATGTTGCATCATGTTCTCCATCGATAACCTCCTCATAGGTTATTCGTTTTACCTTGGGATCATTCATTTCTCCAAGATACTCCCATTTTATATCACCTTTTCCCAATCTGTCAACTATTGAGTTTTCTATATCTAATGGGCCATCGAGGCTTTCTATAACAAAATCTGCATGCATTTGATATGCATAAATTTGTACTCTGAATTGTTTAGGGTGCATTTTTTCTTTCTATTTTTTAATTGAGGCGGGATTGTGTCCCGCCTCAAAAATTATGTATTACGCACCTGGTGATGCAAAAATACCTCTAGGGTCAGATACGCCAAATACGTATCTTTCTCTAGCTTTGTATCTTACGTTACCAGTATCGAAATCACCTTCCATTTTTGTATTTAATGGAGCTCTTTCGAAATGTTTCATACCATTTGGCACGTCTGTGATTAGATAGAACGCATCAGTATCAGTTAAGAAGTGGTTCACTGAATATCCTCCAGGAATCATTCCCATGTTTCTGATTGCATTGATATCGTTATCAGCAGTTCCAACTCTACCAGCAGAATTCATAAGTCTGTCAGCAGTAAATTGTAGTGCAGATGGTATTACCATGCTAGTCGCTTTTGCTGCGATTTTTAAACCTCTTTCATCTGTAAGAGCTGCAATGTCAATCATTGATTGCTCTAAAGATGTTTCGTTTAAATCCGCTGCAACTGCCAATGTGTTACTGAATGTACCAGCAACAGTTGGGTGCGCTGTGTTAAATAGCGTTACACCGTCACCTGAAGTGAAAGTTCCACCAGGTAAACCATTGTTTAGTGGTGCCGCTGCTTTTACTTGCTTAGTTTGAGCCATAGATCTTGCTAAAGCTTTTGTGTATCTAGAAGCAAGTCTGTCATACAAGTTGTCTTCAATAGCTTCCTCAGTGATAGCAAAAGCGAGAGCAATTGTCTCGTTAGTGTATCTAGCTGTGAAAGTCTCTTGAGCTTGATCAAACTTAACAGCTGAACCTTCTGGTTTAACTGATGCTTGAGCAAAACCTGATAACATTACTTCTTCTTCAAAAGCTCTGTCAGATGACTCTGTAGTATATATTGCAGTGTGTTCCTGCTCATACTGTTTATATTCCAGGCCGAACAAGGCGTTCAAACCCGGCTCTAGTTCTTTAACTAGTTGATTACGTGATATAGCCATAGTTTATAACCTCCTTATATACCTGCCACGTTGTTCCCTAAGATATGCTGACAAATCATAACTCTAAGAGCAAAGCCCTCAGCAGTAGTATCTGAATGATCAGGATCTCTAGAAACACCTAGGATTTTTAGTTGTGCAATTGCCGCTGCTGTTGTAGCCGAAATTTTTGATCTCGAAATAAACAACGGTGACGTTCCATTTGCAAATACTTGATCAGCACATTCACCAACTTCATTTTGGTCGAAGGAAGTGTCCGCAGACATGATTTCATACATTTGCTTAGGATCGTCGTTAACAAAGCCAACAATATCAGTTGCAGTATTACTTGCAGCTAAAAAGTTAGCGAATGTTGGTTTACTAGTCGTAGCGTCAGTGAAAAACACTCCGTTCAGTACACCCAGATTATTTTCATCTGTGTTTCCTGAAGAAAGTATTACTCCGTCTGCAGTTAATTGCACCATTGCTGAGTGCGAAATTAACGCTGAAGAAGCCGCAATGCTGTACTCAGAGAGTCCTGCATTGTTGTAATCCTGACCGACTTTTTTAATGGGTCTAAAACCAAACCCAGTAGTTGACGCGTTAGCCATATTGTTTTCTCCTTATGTACCTGCCCCGAGGGGCCTCCAGTACGGGTTATTTTTATCGCTGGGTTTGAATTGTTAAAAAATTAACTTTTCTTGCCACCGAAGGTCGTACGAGATTGCCTGTCTACATCGATAGGCATACTCTTATGCTGTTCCTTCAGTAGATCGTTATCGATTGCCGTCATTTGATCCTGCGCCTGATTCATATAATATTCAGTACGCTGTCTCGCGATCTCTTCTGGTACCCTAGTCAGCACTAGGCCTCCGTGCCCGATCACCCCTGCGTATTTGCCGTCTTGGACTACTGGGAAGTCTTCTTCAGGATATTCGTCAGCTCTAACTAATTCGTAACCAGATCTTAATCGACCTTGTACGTTTTTAGTGTCTACGAACCCTAGGATTTCTACCCTGACCCATCTGTGTCTGAATCCGTCTGGCGCGTTGGGCGTATCTAAGTACGATGGTGGAGCCCAAACTTTTGGTCTTGCTTTTGGCTTAACCGCTTTAGCTTGTGATTGTACTTTTGTAGAATCACTTTTCTTAGTTTGACTCGCACGAGTTGGTTTATTGTTTTCCATATGCCTATACCTCCTTCGTGTTCATAAGTTGTTTCGCATACTCTTCTAATGGCACACCTAATTTTTTAGCAATTGCTACTTGAGAAGATGTGAGTCTCACACTTTTGCGACCAGTCTTTGAACTACGCGTTGCAGAGGCAACGTTCTGTGTAGGTTTACTAGTCTGTTTTTCTACAGTTGTATCAAACTTATGTGGGAATTCAAGCTTTATTCTCTTGTCAATCTCAGCATAATAATCATCTGATTTAGGATCAAATCCCTCTTCCTCTGTGAGTTTTCTATGTAAATCAAACGCTGTATATGTCATTGCGTTATCTTTACCAAACCAATCATTTCTCTCTGCCCATGCTTCTGCTTTAGGATCTGGCGCGGCAGCTCTTTTTGGTTGTGCTATGGCTTGGGATTGAGGCTTATCTTTTAAAGCAGTTTCTTCCATTTGTTGAGCAGTTTTTAATTCTGCTAACTTTCCTTGTTCATAACCAAGTTGGGAAATAGCTGTTAAAGCTTCTACCTCTGCTTTAGAATCTTGTGAGTCTCTGGCAGCCGCTAGTTTAGCTTGAGCTGCAGCAAGAGAAGACGCGATCCTGCCTTCCATTTCTGTTGCATAATTTTTATCTAAAGATGTAGCTTGAGTTTTAAATTGATCTCGTTCTTTTCTAACACTTTCAGCATATCGTAAAGCTTCGTCTTTTTGTCTTTCAGCTTCACGCATTTTTTTAGTAAGCTTGGCTATTCTTTTCTTAACTCCTTCAGAATAGTCTTCAACTTCTTGACTGTTACTTTGTTGCTTATCACTCCCTTGAACAGCAGGCTGCTCCACAGGTTTCTCAGGTGTATCATCGGCGACACCACCGTCTTCAAGCTTTGTTTCACGTTCATCTTCATATGTTTTGTCCTCTTCTTTTATTTTTTCTTCTGGCAGTTTGATTTCTACTTCAGGACCTGAAGTATCTATATCAACTGTTTCTTTTAGTTTTTCTTCTGTTTCTGGCATAGTTTCTCCTTATCTATGTTAAAATTCGTGGAATATATCTTCAGGGTTTTCCACGGTTGCTAAAACTTCATCATCATTGAGAAGTCTTATCTCACCCCCATCTATTTTAATTCGTGATCCTGCATATCTTGCAAAGATAATCCAATCACCTTTCTTGCACCAGGGACCTTCTGGGTATCTTTCTTTATCGTAACATTGTGGGCCCATATCTAAAATTAAACCACAAGTTGATGCTACTTGTGATCGTTCTACTGTTTCATCTGCTAATATTAAACCACCTTTAGTTTTTTCTTTTTGTTTAAAAGGTAAAACTAAAATTCTCCAACCTGTAGGTTTTGGAAGCTTTCCAGATTCGTTTTTTTCAACGCCAACTAATTCTTTATTTGGTAGGTGTATCTTTGGATTTGATACTGATGACTGTTCCTTCACTTTCATTTTGCTCCTTTTTATTTAGCAGGGTGGATATTTCCTGATTTAAATATTGATACGTTCGTATCTGACCTAACATATACTGGTATTTTTCCATGTTGTCAACACCACCAGAGACTAGCGCAGATACCACATCGTCATGTCTCATTTTGATAATTCTTTTTATCTTTTCTACAAAAGTTAAATCATCCATCTTTTTTCTCCTTCTTTCTTATGGCATTTTTGCCTTGTTTAAATATTGCAGCGACTTGTCTTTTACCCATAACCTTGGCACGCTGTTCTCCAACAGTTAAAATTTGAATTTTTCTAGCAAACGGTTTATTAATTTTTTTAACTTTCGCCACCGTCTTTCTCGCATCCGTTGGCGTTGCGAACTTGATCTTAACAGTGTCACGAGGGTTTTCATCGGTATATAATCTCCTACCATATTTTTTTCCTGGATGTTTACCTGTACCTTTTTTAGGATCAGTCATCTTTAAATTCTTTCAATACTTCTAATTTCTCTTCTGCTTGAGCAATCTTATCTATTAATTTATCTGCTTCATCTACGTGCTGTGGA